AACCCCGGCGAGTCGTTCGAAGGCTTTACGCCGACTCGACCGAACACCGGCCTCGACCCGTTTATGCGCTACATGCTGCGTGAAATGGCGGCAGGTGTAGGCGTTAGCTACGAAAGCCTGTCACGCGACTACTCGCAGAGCAATTACTCCAGTTCGCGCCTGGCGCTGCTGGATGACCGCGACACATGGCGCGTGCTTCAGGGCTGGTTAATCACCACCGTGCTGCACCCGCTCTACATCGAGTGGCTGGATCTGGCCGTTCTCTCTGGCACCATCAAAATGCCAGAGGACTACTACCTGAACAAAGAGACTTATCAGGCCGTTCGCTTCAAGCCTCGCGGCTGGAGCTGGATCGATCCGCTCAAGGAAGTGAAGGCGTATTCCGAAGCGGTTCGCGCTGGCTTCATGACAGTGAGCGATGTGATTGGCCTCACCGCAGGCGGTGCAGATGCAGAAGATATGTTCAAGGCTCGCCGTCAGGAGCTGGATCTTATGCAAGGTCTTGATCTGACGTTCGACACCGATCCATCGGTATCCAAAACCACGCCGCAAGCAGTCGCACCGGCAGATCCAGTTGATCCGGCTATCGAAGACCCGGCACCAGGCAAAGCAGCAGACGAATAAACAACCGCAACAAAGCATCGGGCCGCCGCAGGTAACTGCAGGCGGCTTTTTTCATTGGGAGTCGCTATGAGCAACAAACTACCGCAAAAGATGGGGCCGCAGACGCGGAATCTATCGATTCGTGCGCAGGACATTGCCGTTGATGTGGCCAACCGTACCGTTGAGCTGTCATTTAGCTCGGACGCTGCGATTGACATGTGGTTCGGCAAAGAGAGCCTATCGCACGCTCCAGGCGCAATGCGCGTCACCGACCGCACCGGCAATTTGCCGCTGTTGTTCAACCACTGCATGGATGACCTGCTCGGCGTTGTCGAGTCTGTCCGCGTTGATGTTGCCGCTGGCAAGGGTTATGCCGTTGTCCGCTTTGGCAAGGATGACCGTGGCGAGTGGGCAATGCAGCAAGCCCTCGACGGCATTCTCACCAATGTCTCGTTTATGTACCGCGTCTACAAGTACATGGAAGACACCGAGACCGAAACGTACACCGCCCTTGATTGGGAGGTGCTTGAAATTTCCCTGGTTACCGTACCCGCAGACGCTTCAGTCGGCGTGGGCCGTGCAGCCGGAGAAAACGAAGTGGCAGTGGAAGTGATCACTCGCCAATTAACACCGGCAGCTGCCGAAACCACCAAGGAGTCTATTATGACCGCTGAAATCCAAACCCCGGCACCGCAGCAACCGGTGCAAACCAACCAACCATCTGCCGAAGAGCTTCGCGCTATTCAATCGCAAGGTGCTGACGTAGAGCGCAAGCGCATCGCTGAAATCGATGCCATGTGCCGTTCGCACCAGCTGCCGGAAGACCTCCGCGTCAGCATGATCCAGAAGGGTACTTCGGTTGAAGAAGCCCGTGGCCTGGCTCTGGATCACAAACTGGCAAACGCTGGCGACCAACGTGCCGCAAGCATGGGTAACGGTTTTGCCCCAGACATGAGCGACAGCGAAAAGTCGAAGTATTCGCTGACCCGCGCCATCAACGCTGCTATCAGCGGCGACTGGAAGGGCGCTGGCTTTGAAGCCGAAGTATCGAACGACATCGCCAAGCGCATGGGCAAGTCGACACAAGGCTTCTTCATGCCAACCAACATCCCGTTCGCGCAGCGTTCGGGCTACGCCGTTGGCACCGCTGGTGCTGGCACAACGGGCGGCACGCTGGTTGCCACCAACCTGCTGGCTGGTAGCTTCATCGAAGTGCTGCGTAACAAGGCCAAAGTGCTGCAACTGGGCGCAACGGTTTTGTCTGGCCTCGTTGGCAACGTTGACATTCCGCGTCAAACCGGCGCTTCGAACACGTTCTGGGTTGGCGAAAACGGCACCCTGACCGAATCCGAAGGCACGTTCGACAAGGTTTCGCTGGCCTTGAAGAGCATCGGCACCTATTCGATGATCTCGCGCAACATGCTGTTGCAGTCGACGCCAGACATCGAAATGCTGGTTCGTGCTGACCTGATCGCTCAGATCGCCCTAGGTATCGACAAGGCCGCTCTGTCGGGTTCTGGCTCTGCCAACCAACCGACTGGCATCACCAATACTTCGGGCATCGGCTCGGTTGTTGGCGGTACCAACGGCGCTGCCATCACCATCGACCACCTGATCGATCTGGAAACGGCAATCACCTCGGCCAACGCCCCGGAAGATTCGCTGGCTTACCTGGCTAACGCACGCACCATCGGCGCGTTGAAGAAGCTCAAGAGCACGACTGGCTCGTACCTGTGGAACGGCGCAATGGCCGGTGCTACACAAGGTACTCCAGGCGAGATCAATGGCTACCCAGTTGCCCGTTCGAACCAAGCCCGTGGTGACCTCACCAAGGGCACCGGTACCAACCTGTCGGAAATCATCTTCGGCAACTGGTCGGAAGTTCTGATCGGCGAATGGGGCGTGCTGGAAATCATGCCTAACCCGTATGACGCTACTGCCTACAAGCAAGGCGCAGTTCTCCTGCGCGCAATGCAGTCGGTAGATATCGCTGTTCGCCATGCCGCATCGTTTGCGGTCATGTCTGACGCGATTACGGGCTAACCGTAGTCTCCTCCTCTGCCTTCAAACGTAGAGCTTTGTGGGCAGGGCGCTCGTGCGCTCTGCCCATCTTTTTAGGGACAAGCTATGCCTAGTTACACAATCCGCAATGGCTATACCTATAGCCAGAACACCACGAATGGCGCTGTTCAGCGTTTTAACGCTGGCGACACAGTGGATCTTCCTGCTGAGATTGGCGATAGCCATCACGCGCTGCAGCGCATCGAACAGCAGCCAGTAGCCGAAGACGGCGAAAAGCCAGCCAAGGCCACAAAGGCCCCCAAAGCTGACAAGAAATAACCATGATCGACGCCACCTTTAACGATGTGTTCCTGGCTGACTTTGGCCTGGATGCCACCTCTGGATCGTCAACCGGCAAAGTGCTGTTTGACCAGCCGGATAACACGGCATTCGGAGACATGGTGCAAACCACCGAATACACCGCCACGTTTCGCGTCGTCGATTTTCCGTCGCTTGCCGTCGGTAACGCGCTCACCATTTCTGGCAAGGCTTACACCGTCCGGGAAGTGGTTCGAATCGAGGATGGCGCGTTTGCACGCGCTACGCTGGCCAAAGCATGAACACCCACCGCGAAACCGTCATTCTGGCCGTGATCGAAAAGCTGGTTGCCGCCGGAGTTGCCTCTGGCCGCGTATTCCGCAGCCGGTCGAATGCCCTGGCCGCTAACGAACTACCGGCCATCGTATTGCGCGCCGGTAACGAGTCCGTTGATAACAGCCAGCGCACCATCTCTATCCGCAATTTCGATGTGGAGCTGGAGATCGTCGTACATGGCGACCCTGCAGATCAACTGGCTGACCCGATCATCGCCGCCGCATCTGCGGCCATTCTGGCAGACCAGAGCCTAGGCGATACGGTTTACCGGGTCGTTGAATCCAGTATCGGCGCTCCCGAGCTGGCAGACGGCAACGGCACAACGGGGCTGGTGCGTGTGACGTACACCGCCACCTATGCCACACGAATTAACGACAACACCACGCCCGTGCGTTGCATGGGCTAAAGATTTTTAGTAGCCGCCTCACCGCATCCCCACCGCCTATGGCGGGTTCATTACCAAGGAGTAAATTATGACCTCAACTGCAACCACCGCCCAGGGCACCACGTTTTCAATCGATACCGCTGTTAGCGGCGGCCCGACCTACACCCCGATTGCCAACATCAAGTCGTTTTCCGGCTTTGATGGCTCGGCTTCGGAAATCGACGTCACCAACCTGTCGAGCCCAGCCAAGGAATACCGCCTCGGCCTGGAAGACAACGGCCAGTTCACCCTTGAACTCGACCGCGACTTTGCAGACGCTGGCCAGACCGCGCTGTTAGCTGCCCGTGACAACCAGGCTGCCAAGCAATTCAAGCTGCTGCTGCCCAACGGCGAAAACGCTGTTTTCACGGCATTCGTGAAGAAGTTCGGCATCGGCGGTGGCGTTGATCAGATCGTCAAGGGCAGCGTTGATCTGCGTATCAGCGGCTCGGTTGTCTGGTCTGCATCTTAATCCTCGGAGTCCAAGTAAATGAGCGAAAAACCTCGCAAGGCGCTGTCGAAGTCTGACATTCTCGCCGCAAACG